CGACCTTGTGCAGCGCACCGGGTTCAACCTGTTCGCTTCGCAGGGCGATGGCCGGCGAATCATGCAGGAAACCAGCATGAAGGTCATCAATCGCACGATCGACCTCGACATCCTGTCGTCGATGGCGTCGGCGACGATGAACACGGGCGCCACGGCCGCCGCGACCCTCTCCCTCGTGCTCAAGGCCCGCACGAAGCTGGCAAACCAGCAGGTCGCTGTCGACGAGATCGACGAAATGCACTTCGTCGTCTCCCCGGCGTTCATGGCCTATCTCCTGCAGGTCAAGGAATTCGTGAACGCCCTCTGGGTGGACGTGAAGCCTTTTACCCAGGCGAACCTGCCGACGGGCGCGTCGAAGGCGGCGAAGAAGATGCTGCGCTGGGGCGGCTTCAACTGGATCGAGACCCCGCTCATCACCGGCAACGGCACCAACAACGAACTGACCTACGCCTTCCACCGGAACGCCGTCGGTCACGCCGTCAACTCCGGCGAGATCACGGCCATGGCCGACTACCACAAGCGCCAGGATTACTCGTGGGCGCGCACCAGCGTCTTCATGGGCTCGAAGCTCCTGCAGACCAAGGGTATCATCCAGGTCGGCCACGACGGCTCGGCGTTCGCGTAATCGGCCAGCGGTCGCCGCACCGTCTGCGTGCGGACCCAGAAGGAAAGGATTTTCCAAGTGGCTTACGATGGCAGCAAGCTCCTCCTCCGCGATGCCGCGATCGGCGGCGCGGTTTTCAACCCGAAGGAGTTCGTCTACTTCACGGCGGACGCGATCGGGACCGTCAACGGCGCCGGGTACTTCTCCGACGCGATGAAGCGCGGCGTGAACCAGGGCGACATCGTGTTCGTCTATGTCGGTTCAGCCGGCCCGGTCGGGCCGTGGACCCCGCACCTTTGCTACTTCTCGACGGCCCCCTACACCGCGAGCGGGTACGACGCGACGACCAGCTTCGTCACGACCGGGGCGTAACCGGACTTCTGGGCGCGAACGAAGCCGCCGCGACTTTGCGCTCGAAAGCAGAGGGCCGTCCCGCCGGGGCGGCCCTTTTGCTTGAGCGCCTGATCCCGTGGTAATTGACGGCCGCGAGTGTCGAAAAGGAATCGAAAATGGCCGTCGAAAAGAAATCGCCAGAAGATGCCCCCAATGTTCCGCTCGAGATTGCGGAGAAGATCGTGCCCGGCCCCGATCGCCCGCCGGCAAAGCCAGTCGAAGAGCGAAATTTCCATCCCCGGGAGATCAAGCAGAACGAGTGGTTCGTCCACCTGAATGCCGACGTCACCGTCAACGACCTCATGGACCGCAAGTTCTGGGGCGGCGTTGCGATCAAGCTGCGCCGCGGCGACAAGGTGTGCTGCATGAGCGAGGATGGGCGTCTCTATGTCGAACTGGTTGTCTTCGGCTGTGGCATGAATTGGGCCGAAGTCAGAGTCCTTGGGAACCCGCTTGTCGTCACGCGCTCGGTCGCGTCGGGCGGCCCGGCGACGGACTTCGAGGTTCGCTACCTCGGCCTCATCAAGGAATGGGGCGTGATCGACACCACGACCGGGCGTGTCATCAAGGGCGACGGAAGCCTCAAGACCGAGGATTCCGCCCGGGCATGGCTGTCCGAGTTCTTGCGGATGGATAGCCGCCGCATCGCTTAAAGGAGCCGGTCACATGGGAACGTCGCGCCTCGGCATTTACAATAAGGCTCTCGGGTATCTCGAAGAGCGGAAGCTCATCAACCTGACCGAGAACCGCGAGTCGCGGCGTTACATGGACGACGAATACGACGACAACAACCTATTTTGCCTATCTCAGGGCAATTGGAATTTCGCAAAGCGAGAAGCGATGTTCGATGCCTCTACGTCGCAGGCCCCGAACTTCGGCTACGCCTTCGTCTTCCCGAAGCCGGCCGACTGGAACCACACGTTCATGGTCTCCGACAACGAGGCCTACGATCCACTGCTTCGCGACTACACCGATCAGAACGGGTTTTGGTACGCGAATATCTCACCGATCTACGTCCGGTACATATCGAACGACCCCAACTTTGGGCTGAACCCGGCCATGTGGACGCCGGCATTCGTCGAGTATGTCGCGACCCGCCTCGCCTTCAAGTGCGCGCCCCGCCTCAAGCAGTCATTGGAAAAGGTCAAAGCGATCAAGTCGGAAATGAAGGAGGCGAAGATGACAGCCACCTCGACCGATTCCCAGGATCTTCCGCCCGGCAAGCCGCCATACGGGACATGGGTGATGTCGCGCGCGCCGCGGGGATCCATTCTGCCGATGGGCTCGCCATTCGGCGGGAACGACGACTAGGCAGTCTTGGGGCGTTCCGCGTCGCGCCGGCGCCCCTGCTGCTTCGGCCTACTGAGAGCCTCGTCGAGCGTCCATCCGGCCCGCAGCAGGCGGTGGCGGAGGAGTTCCTTATCCATCCCTGTCGCGCGAACGAGGCCGGCGAAGGTCAGCATTTCCCCTTGGTAGGCGAATCGCTTGTTGGTACGGCGATTGTTCGCCTGCTCGCGCTTCGTGGCCCAGCGCACGTTGCCGGGCCTGTAGGGGCCGTCATTGTCTGGGAATCGGTCAAGCGTAAGGTCTAGTGAAGGCCGTTCCCCGACGTCCTCCAGGAAGCACTCGAACCCGCTTTTGCCGTCCTCCCCACTTCGCCATCGGTCGCAAACCGTGATCCCAAGTTCTCGGTAATGCTCATATGCTGGATTCGTCGGCTGTGTGCAGCGGGCAATCATGTTCGACCACGATGAATAGGTTGGGGATGTAACCCCGCGTCGCAAATGCCCATGGGTCGCGGCGCCGCGACGACACCCGCATGACTTTGTGTTACCACTGCGAAGGACTTCCGTTTGGCCCTGCCACAATTTCCCGCAATCGCATTGGCATCGCCATGCTGACGTCCTGTCGAGAAGGATGATGCGCTCAAGAGCGACGAGCATCCCGAATCGTTGGCCAGTGAGATCGAGCATATCTCTATCTTGCATAACGTCACCAATGGTGCAATATGGCTAGACAATCACCCATTTTCGTTGCGTTTAACCGTGGAGAGGTATCACCACAGGTTTTAGGAAGAACTGACGTCGAGCACCTTCGTCTCGCCGCGCAGATTCAGGAGAACTGGCAACCGCGCGTGCTTGGCCCAATGACGCTGCGGCCAGGGTCAGGACACGTCGGGGGCCCGCGCTATGGCGCCATCGCAAAAATGCTCCCGTTCATCGCTCAGTCGAACGATACCGCCGTCATCGAACTGACGGGGAACCTTATGCGGGTATGGGTTAACGACGCCGTCGTCACCAGAAAAACAGTTTCGACCGTCATCCCAAAATTTGGACAGGTAGGATGGTACGCTTCAAGGCAAACAGGTTCCGCTGCACTTGGTGTCGACAATGTAGGGCTCGCAATATGGAACCTAAATATTGGAGCGTCTGTTGCTATAGATTGTCTAATAACGCTCGCCGCACAGGATATTGGCGTTGAGCACGCTGTAAGGGTTGTCGTTTTGAATGGCCCTATCATTTTTAGAATTGGGTCGTTCCCTGGTTTGGATGACATTTTTCTAAGCGCGACATTGGACACTGGAACGTATTCATTGGCATTTACCCCGTATGGCAATTTCTACATTGAATTTGCCTCCGCTATCCCGCCTGAAAATTACTCAACCGTTCGCGAAAGCCAGCCGCAAGGGTATGTGGAGGTTCGTGTTGCTTCAATCTCGCTCGAGCCCGGCGGCCCGATGGAGATCGCGACGCCGTGGTCTGAGAGCTTGCTCGGCCCTCCGTCGCTTGTCCGGTTTGCCCCTTCTGCGGACGTCATCTTTGTGGCGGCCCCCGGCGTCCCGCAGCAAATGATCGTGCGATATTCCGTGACGTCATGGTCTATCGTAGAGTATAAACCTGTCAAAGGTCCAATGAATGCAGTGCCTGGGGATTCTTCAATCAAGCTGTCCGTGACCGATGCCGTCGGGAACACGGTATTGACTTCAAACCAGCCGGTATTCTCAACGAATGATGTGGGGACTTTATTTCGTCTCTATCACTGGCAGCAATACGTAACTCAGCAGATTTCATTCCCTGACACATGGACTGATGCGATTAGGGTCACTGGCGTATCGACGGTTTCCGTAGTTAGCGGCGGTACGGTCGTTGACGAGAACGCACCAGATCGAAACTTTGCAGTTTCTATTTTCGGGACATGGACAGGGACTATCACTCTGCAGCGCAGCTTCGACGGTTATACGACAGGGTTTAACGAATATAATACTTTTACAGCGAACACGACCGGAGAAGTCCTGTGTGACTCCCTCAACAACGTGATCGTCTATTATCGCATGGGGGTTAGCGGGAACTCGGTTAGCGGCGTCCCGACGTGCGAACTCGCATACCAGGGCGGCGGCGGCGAGGGCGTCTGCCATGTCACCGGCTACATCAGCCCATATCAACTTTCCGTCGAAGTCCTTGTCCCGTTCACTGCGAGCGGCGGCTCCTATGACTGGCATCAATCGGAGTGGGGGAAATCGTTCGGATATCCGACATCCGTCGCGATCCACGAGGGTCGCCTATGGTGGGCGGGCTCGGACCGCTGGTGGGGTTCCACCTCGGACGATTATTCCAACTTCGACTTCGACTACCAGGGCGACGCCAGCTACATCGACATCACCGTCGGGCAGGGGCCGATCGCCAACATCAACTGGCTGCTCTCGATCGACAACCTTCTCGGAGGCGGCGATACGCAGGTGATCGTCGCGAGGTCTGACGCGATCCAGACGCCACTTACCCCGACTAATTTCAATCTTCGGTTCTCGACGACGCAGGGGACGACGGCTATCCCGGCAGTGAAAATCGACAACAAGGCCATATTTATCAACCAGAGTGCGCGTAGGATCTTTCTAGCTGTCTACGATCTATACACCTATAACTATAAAGCCGTTGAGCTATCCAATCTTAACCCTGATATTGCCGATCTTGTCCCGCAGACGGGCGCATATACGGGTGGCGGTTATGTCGCTATGGCGGTCCAGAGGACCCCGGACACTATCATCCACTTGGTCAGGGCTGACGGGCAAATGGTCTCCCTGCTCTATGACACCGACGACGATGTGAAAGCGTTCTGGCGCCGGACGACGAACGGGACCTACGAGGACGTGATTGTGCTCCCCGGCGAGAGAGAAGACCAGGTCTACGTCACGGTGAAACGACCGACCGGCCGGTTCTTCGAGAGGTTCGCCCGGCTCGACGAATGCTTCGGTGATTCCGTCTGCAAGCTGGTCGACTGCCATACCGTCTATTCCGGGCCGGCAACGAACGTCATTTCCGCGCCGTGGCTGGCGGGACAAATCGTCGCAGTCTGGGCGAACGGAGTAGACGTCGGCGAGGTCACGCTCGACGGATCCGGCAATGGAGTGCTGGCGGCCGCGGCGACGCCGATCACGTTCGGCCTCCCATACAAGGCGCAGTACCTGTCGACCAAGCTCGCCTATGCCGCGCAGCAGGGAACGGCGGTCAACGAAAAGAAGAGGGTCGATCACATCGGGTTCGTCCTGCACAACACGCACTACCAGGGGCTCCGCTACGGCGCTTTCCCGCTGAACCCGGTCCGCAATGGTGGGGCGTCGCTTTGGGACGCCAACGCCCCGATCGACGATCTCCCGCTCGTTGAGGCCGGCGCAGAGGTTCCTGAGAACACGATCTGGGCGGACTACGACTTCCCGCGAATGGAGTGGTCAGGCGACACCGATACCGACTGCCGGATCTATCTCGAGGCGGCTTCCCCACGCCCGGCGACAGTCGTCGCGCTCACCTTCTCGATCGAAAGCAATGGCTGACCGTGTCGTCATCCAGCCGGCGACGCGCGAGACCTGCCGGGCGGCCTTCGAGCACCTCTATGGCGAAGCCAAGGATGTTCCATGCCGGATCCTCGGGTTCACCGGGAGCGTCGACGGGAAGGTCATTGGGCTAGGCGGGATAGCCTTTTACGCCAATGGCGCGCGTGTGGCCTTCTGTGATATTTCGGACGAAGGCCGGCGGTTCCCGTTGAGCCTGCATCGCTCCGCCCGGATGCTTTTCGGGCAGGCGAAGAAGCTGGGGGTCAAGAGGGTGGTCGTTCTCGACTCGGCCGAAGTCCACGAGAAGACGCCGAACTGGTTGCGCCACCTCGGGTTCGAGCGAATGGGCCACGCGCCCGGCTGGATCTGGGAGGGCCAATAGCCATGCCGCCGCTCGCCGAAGCCGCCGCCGCCGCCGCCGCTGCCATCGGGCCAGCTATGGCCGCCTCCGCTCCTGCTCTCAGCGCCATATCCACGGTCGCCGGAATCGGGACAAGCCTCATTGGGGCCGGCGTCCAAGCGCAGGGGGTCGAGCAGCAGGCCGCCAATGCCGAAGCCCTCGGCCAGTACCAGCAACAGCAGTATGTGGAGCAAGGGAACCAGGCCATCGCTGAAAGCCAGCGGGGGGCCGAAGAGGTGCAGCGGAAGGAGAAGCTCCTTCAATCGACGCTGATCGCGCGTGGCGCCGGGAATGGCGTCGATGCTTCCATGGGATCGGTGAACAAGCTCGGCCAGGATATCGCCGGCCGGGCCGAATATTCATCGTTGATGGACCTTAGCCGAGGCCAGGATCTCGCCACCGGATACACCAATCAGGGCTCGGCGGCGAAGTACCAAGGCGACCTGACCGCGTCCCTCGCGCCGCAGCAGGAGAGCGCGGCATACATCGGCGCGGCGTCTTCGATCTTTTCGACCCTCGGCAAGTTCAAGTACGGTTAACGCGGTCCGCTACCGCATAATTCTGACTTCCTGTAGAAACTGCCGCAGGCCGCGGCGGCGGCGACTCGGCAAACAATAAGGTCGCCCCCATGGCCGTTCTCCCTGACGCAGACTCAGTAGGCCAGATCGACACCAAGCCCGAACACAAGATAGGCGTCGGCGGGTGGGATCCTGGGATCATCGGCCGGGCCGCCAATGATGAGGGCGGTGCGCTAGAGAAGCTCGGCGGTACGATGAGCGACGTTGGCGCGTCGATCTACAACCAGTACCAAGCAAAACAAAAGGAAGAGCAGGCTAAGTCAAACCAGCTTCAATCCGCGCAGGCTACGGGGGCCTTTGGCGTCGCGGAAGCGCAGTATCACCTAGACGTCCAGAACGCGACCGATCCTACCAAGATCAAGTCGATGACTGACGACTTCATGAATTTGGTCCCAAAGATCAAGTCGACGATTTCGGACCCTGACACCGCAAACCTGTGGGAAGCTGGGGTTACGGCGCGTGCGGCAGAGACCGGCGCCCGGTTCGCGACGCGCGCGACCGATCTCACCCTCAATAATGCCCTCGCGACCGGCACGACAAACATCCAAAGCATTATCGGCGCGGCCGCGAATCTCGACGATGACGCGGCATCTGCCAGGCAACTTGACCACATAAACCCGATCATTGCCGGGCTCGTGGCGGGCGGGGCGATCAGAGAGACCGACGCCGTCGACATGAGGATGAACGCGGTCAAGCAATGGGCGATGGCTCGGCGGGACTATCTGGAAGCCCAGATGAATGCCTCGAAGGGCGACCCGGCGGCGATCGCCCGGTACGCGCACTTCACCGTCGCGCCGCTCGAGCTTCTCCACATGAAGGCGGACGGGACATACGAACCCGGATACGGTCCGGGTGGGCCGGTTGCTGGCTCTCCTGCGGCCGCCGGCGCGCCCGGCGCTCCTGCCGCGCCAGCGCCGACCGCAGCCGACGGAAGCCCGCTTCCCCCGCCGAAGCCCCCAGAAGCCGGCGGCGCTGCGGCTGCC